ATGTTAGTGAAGACAAAACTTTAGATGTAGAAATATGGTGGTATAACGGTGGAGGACCAGGTTCCTATCATCTTGGCTGGGCTATACCTGGTGGATGGACTGGAGCAGGATGTGATTATGCTGGAAACCCAAGAGTATGGGGACAAAATTTTAGTTGTAATCTTAATACATTTTCTTCTGGATCAGGACCAACTCAATCACAAATAAATGCTTACAATGATGCTGTTGCAGCACAGGCTATAGCACAAACAAACTATAACAATAAATTGGCAGTATACAATGACAAACTAAGCGTATACAACTCTGAGAATACAACACTGTCATCAATGAATCAGGTTTTGCAAACTAAGACACAGGAACATCTTGATGCCGTTGCAGATACAGAAGATGCTTTAGAGTTAAAGAATAGCAAAATACAAATATATAATCAATCAATAACTGATTTAAACAATGCTATTGATGATGCATGGCGTTACTATGATGAGCAACTACAAAGAGAAATTCAGTCTGCCATTGCTCAAGCAGCAGCCAATGCTGCAGCCAATCAGCCTACCCCAGAGCCTACACCAGAACCTTCTCCAGAACCAACTGAAGAGCCAACAGATGAACCAAGCCCAGAGCCCTCACCAGACCCTACAGATGAACCAACTGAAGAACCTACACCAGAGCCTTCTCCAGAGCCCACAGTAGACCCTACGGATGAGCCTACACCTGAACCTACCCCAGAAGTTACCCCAGATCCAGAACCAACTGAAGAGCCAGTTGTAGACCCAACTGAAGAGCCTACTCCAGAGCCTTCCCCAGAACCTGGACCAGATCCAGAGCCAGAAGATAATCCTTGGACTGAACCAGATGTAGAAATCAAAGATGAAGTATTAGCAGCCCTAATTCCTGAAAAGGGAACTGGAACTTCAGAAGATTTATCTGGAGTTATTGCTAACCTTACAAGCAAGGATAATAAGTTAGTTACTCTTTCCCCTGAACAAATTACGGCAGTAAGTCAAACACTCAAAGCATTGACGCAAGAAGCAAAAGTAGAAGTTGCAGAAGACCTTGGTATTAAGCCGTCAGAAGTTGCACAGATTGCTGAGCAGATGAAGTCTAACCCAGCACTTGCAGAAGCATTTGTTGAGTTCTCAGATAGAGCAGGGGATGCAGGAGAAACCCCAATGCCATTTACATTAGCAGATGCAGTAACAGAAGTACAGACAGAAGCATTTTTAGCAGATCCACTTGGTGCAGTATTTGAAGTGGATGTTACAGAACTCCTATCTAATTTCTCTGAATTAGGTATGGACATGACAGACGATCAGAGAGAAAAAGCCCAAGAAGTCATTATCCCAGTAATCATTGTTTCACAGATTGCAAACGTAATGATTGGGATGAGGAGGTAATATGAAAATAATCAAAAAGGTTGTGAAGGGATTCTTCACATGGCTTAAAGATGCAGGGGTGGAAGTAATTGCACAGGCCTTTACTCTCCTTGGCTTCTTCATCGCATGGCTAACTTTGACGGGATCAGCAAGAGACATTGTTGGTATTGCAGTACTTGCAACTACGGTAATCTGGCTTATTACAATCCCACTAAGAAAGGAGGACTAAATATGGCAACTAAAAAGGTAGTAGAGCCTCCTAAGAAGGAGCACCCACAAAAGGCAATCACTAATATCTTGATGCGTATAGTAGCAGTGTTTGCTGCTTCTGGTCTATCAGTACTTGGTGCTGGAGCAGTTGTTGGAATTGACACAGTTCAGGCAGTGTTCTTAGCAGGACTATTAGGCGTAGCAACAGTCATTGAAAGACTGGCAAGGGCTTTTTTGGACGATGGAAAACTCACATTGGCAGAGATCAATGATGCGTTTAAAACGGTAGATAAAAAGGCTAATTAGTCATTATTGACGGTAGTTGACAGCCCTCTCTGGGCAATGGTATACTTGAGTATCACCTATCTGGAGAGGGCTTTGTCATGACCTGTATTGCTGTAGTAAAACATGAAGATAAAATCTACATGGCTGGAGATCGTGGAGCATCAGACGATGGTACTATTCTAGCACTTGATGCACCAAAGGTTTGGAAGATAGGTCCTTATCTTATTGGCTATGCTGGATCAATGGACGGAGAAAGAATCCGTTTTAACTTTAAGCCAAGTGCCCCTAACATTAAAGATACAGATAAGTTTATGCAGACAAGGTTTATTAAAGAACTCAAAGAATTTTATAATGAATTCTGGGTTGACACATCCAAAGACGGAGATCTTGGTTTGATTATTGCAGTTCGTGGAGAGATTTACGAACATAGTTCTGGAGACATGTCTTTATCTAAGTATATGCTGCCTTATCTTGCTATGGGATCTGGAGCAGAGTATGCCTATGGGGTTTTATATGCAACAGATAAGCAGAAAAATGCAAGAAATAGAGTAGTCCAAGCAGTTAATGCTGCAATTAAATTTAACCCATCTTGTATGGGCCCAGTTGACGTAGTAAGCCTTTAGTAGTATACTTATTATATGAGCGAAGAATTTGAAGAGATACTAAAAGATATTAAGAACATTGAGTCAGACTTTGACGAGTTTGAGATCTGGCTTGAAAATGGAATTGAGCGGGGATGGATAACTGAACCGTTCTGTAATACTCATGAAGGAGATCCCTACATGACAGATGAAGAAGCAGCAGAATGGGAAGAAGGCGGAGACCCATGCCAAGTGGTTTTAAAAATCAAACAATAACAACAAACAAGGAGAATAAAATGAAGAAAGCACTACTAGCAATACTATCAATTGCAATTGCATTTACAGCAGTTGCCCCAGCACAAGCACAGGATGAGAGAGTCTTAGCAATCATTGACTCTGCCATTAACTCAAATAACTTTCCATCAATAATTCATGAAGTTTGTTTTACAACAGTAAAGAGCATGTCATGCCCTAATGGTCAGTTGTTTATGGAAGGACCAACGGCAGCATCAGCGCCATGGCCAATGCATAAGAATAAGACAACTTTTGACCTAAACAATGCGACATTCCATGGTGATGCTATGGTTAAGTCCGCCTTGACAGTAAATCCAAACTTAAAGATTGTATTTATTCGATTTAACGATGTCACAACTCTTGGAAACTCACGAGGAGATGCAAAAGCCCTGGCCTTGGCATTTGATTGGGTATCAAAGAATGCATCTAAGTACAGCATCGATGCTCTTTCAGTAAGTCAGTCCTCAGTAAGTGCAGGAAATCTTGCACTGTGTACAAGAGATACAGTTACCATTAATGCAGTAGCATCATTGAGTGCTAACAACATTCCAGTTTTTGTTGCAACTGGCAATGACCGTCGAACAGATGTTATCGGATTTCCATCATGCGTTAATGGTGTAATTCCTGTTGGAGCACTTGCAAATGCAACTCAACTTGAAAGAGCAACCAATACAGGACCTGGCCTTGCGATGGTTTCACCTGGTAAGGTAAGCATCACAAAGTATAATGGGTCTCCAACAGATACTGCTGGAAGTTCTGTAGCAACTGTAGTTTCTGCAGCATCCTATGTAAATCGCAACACCTTTAAAACTTTTGGAGAGTATCTATCATCTCTTCCAAAGATTTTAATTGGTACAGCATCATACATTCGTAACTAAATAATAGTCCTAGGTATGACTTTAAACTGCCCCATTGCCCTATAACTCAGTTGGTAGAGTGCCGAACTGTTAATTCGGATGTCCCTGGATCGAGGCCAGGTGGGGCAGCAAGGATAGTGTATAATTGTTATAGCAATATCCAGCAATACAGAATAAGGGAGATAAACAATGTTAAACACCAATGGTCCTGACACACAAAGTAACAGACCACATAAGTTTTTTGAAAGATATCTAGATAATGATTTAGATGAACTTGCTAAGTTTTTAGAAGTAAAGTACCAACTAATTAAGGACGCACAACTTCGTGGTGTAAGCACAATGGAAAATGACGAAGGATTCTGGTTAGAGTCTGGAAGTTTGTCAACTGTAAAATGGAGAGAGTACAATGTGTTTCAACTTTATCATCCTTCTCTGCATAAGTTATACTCAGAATTATCAAATACAGTTAAAGAGGCATGTCTTTATTACGGAGTAGATTTTGAAAAACAACAATATTATGTTCAAGGTTGGTTTAATATTAATGAAGCAGGAAATGGAAAACTGAACTGGCATGATCATGGTGCTCCAGGGGCTCCTAATTTTCATGGATACTATTGTGTAAAGGCTGAACCATCAACCACCTATTACAGACTTTTTGGTGATCCAAACAAAGAAGTTGCAAACCATAATATTGACAATAGGATGATTGTTTCAGAAATGGGTCATCCACACGCCCAGGGTGATTGGGACTGGCCTGGATCAAGAATTACAGTTGCTTATGATATTCAGCCTCTAAGGTCTTTGCTGAATGCTGGTAAGCATACGATAGAACAGCATTGGATACCATTGCTTTAAAATGAAAAAAATAATTAAAGTTATAAGGTACTACATTATTAAAAGAAGAATTAAAAAAAGTTCTACAGATAATGACTATATTTATTAGTTTGGAGATCAATGCTAATATTAGGTATTAATGAAACCACTCATGACGCATCAGTCTCTTTAATTAAAGACGGCGAGATACTTTTTGCAGGGCATGCAGAAAGATACAGTAAGAAAAAAAATGATTGGTTTACTAACAAGGAACTAATTAAAGATGCTCTGCAATACGGGTATCCAGATAAAATTGCATACTATGAAAAGCCTTTACTTAAGAAACTTAGAGTAAAGACTAAGGGTGGATTCGGTGGCGACAGTCCTTGGTTTGAGTCTACAGAATTAGGGAATCTGCCAAGAAAGAACTTTGGACATCACTATTCTCATGCAGCAGCAGGGTACTATACAAGTTCATTTAATGATGCCTGTATTGTGGTACTTGATGCAATTGGTGAATTCAATACCTCAACAATATGGGTTGGTGAAGGTGACAAGGTTAAACTTAAATATAAGCAAAACTATCCAGTTAGTTTTGGATTATTCTATTCAGCCTTCACTCAATTAATTGGTCTTATGCCAAATCAAGAAGAATATATTATGATGGGTATGGCAGCCTATGGTGACTGGAAGAAACATTATCTAAAAGTTAATAAATATTTTGAGTCAACATCACACCAAAAATATAACTTTCACAAGGGTATTCATGATTGGGGAGTTATAGAAAATGATCAGGACAGGTTTGACATTGCAGCAGCAGTTCAATATGTTTATGAAAGAAGACTGTTAGAGTTTATGTCGTATGCTAAGTCAATTACTGGTAAGAACAACTTAGTATTTATGGGTGGTTGTGCCCTTAACTCTTCAGCAAACACATCTCTATGGAATATTTTTGATATGATTTGGATTATGCCTAACCCAGGAGACGCTGGTAGTTCTTTGGGTGCAGCAGCAGCCTTGTACGGAAAGCACCTTGACTGGAAGACTCCATATCTTGGCTATGATCTTGGAGGAGAGTATCCTGTTCAGCAAATTGTGGACGGTATACTAAAAGATGGAATCGTAGCAGTAGCAACAGGAAGAGCAGAGTACGGACCAAGAGCACTAGGAAATAGAAGTATCCTTGCAGACCCAAGAGATCCACTAATTAAAGACAAAGTTAATTTAATTAAACAGAGAGAACTCTTTAGACCATTTGCTCCAGTAGTTATGGAAGAGTGTGCCTCTAAATGGTTTGATATGGACTTTACAAGCCCATATATGCAGTATACGGTCAAGTGCCTTCAGCCTGAGAAGATACCTTCTGTTGTCCATGCAGATGGAACATCAAGAGTTCAGACTGTAAATAAAAATCAGCACCGTGGGCTCTGGAGAGCAATCAATAAATTTTATCTTGAAACTGGTGTGCCAGTCTTACTAAACACTAGTCTTAATATAAAAGGTCAACCACTTCTTAATGATGAAATTGATATTATTAAGTGGGAAAAGGAATACAATTTCAAGATCTGTAGGTAGGTGCTATAATAGTATAAGAGAAAAAGGAGGCCACACATGGCAGCAAAAGGTAGTCTAGAAGCAATCATAGAGATTGCAAAGAAAGAAGTGGGCACAATCGAAGGCCCAAAGGATAATGAAACAAAGTACGGTGCATGGATCAAGGTAAACTTTCAACCATGGTGCCAGTCATTTGTTTCTTGGTGTGCATTTACTTCGGGAGTAAAATCATTCCCTAAGTCTGCATCAACAGTCCAAGCAGCAGATTGGTTTAAGAAGAATGAACGTTGGTCAGATGCTCGTAATGATGATCCAACTCCAGGAGACTGGATTTATTTTGATTTCCCAGATGACGGTGTAAATCGTATTTCGCATGTTGGTCTTTGCATTAAGAACAATGGCGATGGAACTATTCAGGTTATTGAAGGAAACACTTCAGGAACTGCAAAGGGAGACCAGCGCAACGGCGGAATGTGCGTAGAGAAGACTCGTGCATATGTAAAGAATAACAAGAAGAAGTTAGTGAATGCTGTAGTTGGTTGGGGTCGTCCAGTATACACTGGCGAAGAAAATGCTCCATTACTAAACAAGGTGGCAGCAACCGCAACAACACCAGCAAAGGCCACATCAGCAGATGCTGCGAAGAAGTCTGCAAAGCCTACTACAAAGAAGTCTTCTGGTGGCGGAGGAAAGGGTAGTGTGGCCCTATAATGGAATCAACCAAAAGAACACTACTTAAGACAGCAAGTTGGGAAACATTTCATCTTGTTGGTGTCGCTGGAGTAATATATCTGTTTACTGGTGAGTGGGAGTATGCAAGTCTTGGTGCTCTCATTTATATTGGATGGGAAGCACTTGGCTATTTCTTGCATGAAAGAGTATGGGTTAAGTTTGGAAAGAGTGTAAAATAATGCGTATTAAAATAATTAGAGCAGTGGTTAAACTACTTGGTTATGAGTGGGGTGGAGATAAACTCAATGCTCCTATCTGGACTGTAAAAGAAAAGAAAAACAAGAAGTAGTTATGACAACACAGGTGTCTCTAACAAAGCCAACATATTTGGCGGGTGGATCAGTTGCAGTATATGAAAATGCTTGGGAAGATGGATATACAACAATTAATGACATCATTAAAATGACAAAAGATATTTCATTAAATGTAAAATTTTTTCCTTCACAGACAAACGCTGATCCTCTGAACACTCGTGAACAATCAATACGAACTAGCCATAGTCTATCAATAAGTCGATATGCAATTTTTAACAAAAAAATGCAATCTATTAATGATAAATGCTATAGTTTAATTTCTTCAGCAGTTGAGAACTACAAAGAAATTTTTAAAATAGAGCAAGAAATAAAGAATACAGAGCCATACACCCTTTTAAGATATTCTGGTGGAGAACAGTACGGCTTTCACTATGATGGTGGAACGGGCAGCAAAAGAAGTATCTCTGTTTTAATATACTTAAATGATGATTACGAAGGCGGAGAAATTGAGTTTCCAAACTTTAATTTAAAAATTAAACCAAAGGCAGGAACGCTAATGTTATTCCCATCAAACTATGCATATGGCCACATTGCTCATCCAGTAACTTCTGGAACAAAGTATGTTGTAGTGACATGGCTACACGATAGGTAAATAAATGGCAATATATGAATATGACTGTATGTCTTGTGCAAAAAGATATACAAAAGAAAGATCAATAAAGGACTCTGACCCAGGATATAGTTGTTTAGTCTGTAATTCTTCGTTAGTTCGTGTATACTCTAGTGTTGGAGCAGTATTTAATGGAAGTGGATTTTATTCCACAGAAAATAGGAAAAAATGATAACAAGTATTCCAGAAGGACAAATATGTCAAGCGTTTGATCCAAGAATGATTAAAGATGAAAAAGCACTCAAAATGCACAATACAAATGAGCAGCCAAACACCTCCTGTTTAGCACCAGCATACGTTTATGTAGAAGGAAAACATGGGAAAAAATTCTTGTGTGACGGTCACTACTATTATGAGTTATACATGAATAGAATTTGTTATTCAGCCCCAAATCATTCTGTGAGAGAAATTTCACAATTTATAATAGATGAAACAGAAAGAGTTAAAGAAACTTTTGCAAAAAATGTAACAAGTACAGAAACATTTGGTCACGAATGCTCTCTCACTAATTATTTTAACTTAGGTGGTAGCGGTTGCACTGCTGATGCTTTGGTAAAAGTAAACCCTATCAGGGTTCCTGTTGGGAAAATAAACTTTACCTCAACAGTAGACAGAGAAAATCTTTCAGCAGATATTTTTTATTGTAACTTTCATTATAGAAGAACTTATTATAGATACGTAAGTAATGGTCTTGTGTTTGAAGATTATCATAAAGTGTTAGACGAAAGATATAGAATGACCATGACACTTGCTGAAGAGGCAGCAAGACTTAAATACGTATAAAGAAAATAAAATGATAACAAGTATTCCAGAAGGGCAGATCTGTCAAGCATTTGATCCAATGATGATAATGCCAGAAAAAACATCACACATTACAAAATTTTTAAAAAAGCCTAGCACATCTTGTGTCGCTCCAGCATATGTATACATTGAAGGAACACACGGAAATAAGTTTCTATGTGATTATCATTATCATTATGAAAAATTTAATGGAAACTATATTGACTATAGTGAGAATGGATTAATTGATAAAAGAGAGATAGTCCTTATTGATGAAAGAGAAAGAGTTAAAGAAACTTTTGCAAAAAATGTAACAAGTACAGAAACCACAGGGAAAACCTGTTTCCTAGGAAGCGATAGCGGAAGAACAACTAATACATCAAATAACTGTATTGCAGAAGCACTTGTTAAAGCAACAGACAAGAATGGCAATCCTGTGTTTTTTTGTAATTTTCATTTTAGAAAAATTTATTACAGGTATGCCAGCAATGGCGAAAACTATGAAGATTTTTATGAGATTCTAGATGAAAGATACAGAATGACCAGCACAATTATTGAAGAATCCCTAAACCTAAAGTGCATATAGCCTTTGACAAATTGCCTAATCTGGTGTATAATTAAAGATGTAGTAAAATTTTATTCAACTATCAATCAAAATAGGAGTACAATATGTTTACAATGATTAAGGATGAAGTAAAGCAAGAGTGGCAACTATCCCCAAAAGATCGCTGCGACAGATGCAACGCAGAAGCCCTGGTCCAGGTTACTGGAATAAGTGGAGATCTGTTATTCTGTGGACACCACTACAACAAGATCATGGCTATCCCAGATGGATACAACAGCATGATGGCTTTTATGATTAGTATTGTTGATGAACGGGAAAAGTTAGACAAGGACAGGCTAAAAGACTAAAATGATTATTCAAATTATTGGACTACCTGGTTCTGGCAAAACAGAACTAGCAAAGTCACTAAAAGAACGCATTAACGCTATTCATCTTAATGCAGATGAGGTTCGTGCAACAGTTAATTCAGACCTTGGGTTTACACCAGAGGATCGAATTGAGCAAGCACGACGCATGGGAGAAATGGCAAGACTCATATCCAAGCAAGGCGTTGCTCCAGTAATCGTTGACTTTGTATGTCCTACAGATTTAACTCGTGCAGCATTTGGGAAGCCAGACATCTTGGTATTCATGGATACAATTGCTGAGGGTAGATTTGAAGATACGAATAAAATGTTTGAACGACCAACCAATGCAGATGTTTCTTTCATTAGTCACAACTTAGATGCAGAAGCAAAGGCATCTCACATCATTGATAAGTTTAGTCTTCATGATTGGTCTGCACCTACAACTCTCATGCTGGGTAGGTATCAGCCTTGGCACGAAGGTCACCACGCCCTTTACAAAGAGGCTGGTAGGAGAACTGAGCAAGTGCTTCTTGGAGTCCGTAATACCTACAACACAAGTGAGAAAGATCCACTTAAGTTTGATCAGGTAAAAGAGTATATTGCCAAAGATGAATTTATGGATGGTGCATTAGTATTAAGACTACCTAACATTACTAACATTGTATATGGCAGAGATGTCGGATATAAGATTGAACAAGTAGATTTGGGGGCAGACATTCATGCTATATCGGCTACGCAAAAACGTAAAGAGATGGGTATCTAAGGTTTGGAACATAATCAGTAAAGGTCCTAAAAATATGGAGTGGCCAGCATGAATGTATCTAAACAAAGATCAGCACTAAAGGCTATTACCTGGCGTATAATTGGAACAGCAGATACATTTGCTATTGCTTGGCTTATAACCAAAGAGCCAGTTACAGCAGGCGCAATCGCAAGTTTCGAGGTAGTTACAAAAACAATCCTTTATTACTTCCATGAGCGTGGTTGGAATAAAGTTAAATGGGGGAGAAAATAATGTTTGAATATTATGTAAAGAAAGTAACAAAGGTCGTTGATGGAGATACCATTGATGTCGATATTGATTTAGGGTTTGACATTTCTTTTAGTTCAAGAGTCAGACTGGCTGGAATTGATACACCTGAGTCTCGTACAGCAGACAAGGCTGAAAAGGCTTTAGGGCTGGAAGCAAAGGCTTATTTGAAGGCTGCCATTGAGAGTGCTAAGTCTGTAGTTATTAAGACAGAGAAGATGAACTCGTCTGAAAAGTTTGGTCGTATTCTTGGTTGGGTTTATCTTGATGGAGACACCGTTTCTATTAATGATAAGATGATCAATGATGGACATGCTTGGGGATACATGGGAGAAACAAAGGTCAAAGATTTTGACGCTTTGAAGAAGGCCAGAGCAAAGTCTGGAAAGTGATGACAGATTTTAAAATAAATGTAGTAGAAAATTTTATAACTTTAGAAGATGCCGACACACTTGTAAGTTATATAAAAAATAACTGTTTAGATAAAAACAAATTTTATGTACCCCTAAGACATAGAATTGAGAATAAGGTAAGGTATGAGTCACACATACCAGAACGAAACACATTCTCAGATCACTCAGAAGTACTACATTTATTAAAAAAATACTCTGATAAATTTTTACTAGAGTGTAATCTTTTTTTTAAAGATAGTGAAGAGATATACCTAGCATCACTTTTTATGCTAATGTTGGGACCAGAAAGCATTCTTACGGAGCATGCAGACAACCATAAGGGGGCAGAGCATTTATTTAGAAGCGGGATTATTTATTTAAATGAAGATTTTGATGGAGGATATTTAAATTTTCCACATAGAAATCTTACAATTAAGCCAAAAAGGTTAAGTCTTGTTATTTTTGAGTCTACAGAGGTACACAAGATCACTGAGGTTTTATCTGGTGTAAGAATGTCAATGCCTATTTGGGCAACGAACATAAAAGAAAAAGAAATATCCTATTAAGTTCAAAGAATGTCAAAGAGAGGTTGATTAAATAATGAGCGCAAAAAGCGAGGCATTGGTAGAGCATTTAATTATGCAAGGGGCTATTGAGATGGCTGGTATTGATGACAAGGGAGAGATGCTTTATTCTATTACCGATAAACTTGAAGTAGTTAGTCCAGAACTATATTCAGAACTAACCGAACAATATAAGCACCACATGTTTCAAATGATAAAACAAGGTCCTAAAGCCATGAACTGGAGACTAAGAGTTTAAACAAATAGCGTTTATCAATTTGTTTTACATTCTGCGAGAAAAGTGATACAATGGTTACTTGGGGGTATTTATGAACAACTTGTACGGAGCATTGGCTTTAACTGTTCCTTTATTATTAATAATAGGATATGTAGTATTCTTTAAAAATAAAACAGTTTATGAGCCTATGATGACTCAGGCTATGATTCATAATCAATACTCTAAGCAAAAAAAATATATTGAAAAAATAAACAAAAAAAGTCAATCAAAAATTCGTCAAGAAAAAGAAAATGTTAAAGTAATTATTGTTGAAGATACTGCTTATTGGATAAAGGACAATGCTTTTTATACAGCACCAATGGTAGATGACCTGATTAGCAAAGATTCTGCTGTACAAGTTGACACAAGCAACATGGATAGGGTACAATTAGACAAGATGTTGTTCATATTAGACAAACTAAGAGAAGGGATAAGCAATGATAGTAGGGGTGCAGGGAACGCCTAGTTTCAATAACTATAACATTTTTCTTAGAGCAATGGCAGTTGCCTTATCTGAACTAGAAGAAAGTGAAAAAGATTTTTACTTGTATACGGCTGGTCCAGGAAACATTAGCGCAATGGCATCTGAGTTTGTTAATCTTTCTGAAAGAGGAATGAAGTCTAGAGGAAAGACTATCAAGTTATTCAGAGTTACACCTGAATGGATTGAAGAAAACATAGACAGTTTTAATCATTTTGCTTTTGTTTCTAATCCAAAAGAGCAGGCTTCTCGAATAGTAAATTTATCAAGATCAAAAAACATCAACACAAACGTATATAACTTCTAAGGAGTACACACAATGGTATCAATCAGTTCTCTTGAACAAATGGAAGCAATTGTTTCCAAGAGCAGCAACCTTTCCTGGGATGGATGGGATGTTGTAGAGATGACAAGGTCAGATAAGGCCTTTACATCAAAGCAAGGAGCATTAAAAAATAATGCTTGGCACTTAAAAAAGATTTTTGTCGTTTCTAGAACTGGATGGGAAATACCTGACAAGTATGTAAGGTAGCATGAATAGGTATGAGTGGAAAGATGATGCTGCATGCTTGGACTATGACACAAATGTATTCTTTGACAAGTACGAAGAAGATGAACTTCTAAGACCTGCAGTAGACCTAATGTGTTCTAATTGTTCTGTAAGAAAAGAGTGCTTTTCTGTAGGAATATCTGGGAAAGAATGGGGAGTTTGGGGTGGTGTATACTTGGAAAATGGAGAAGTCTCTAAAGAGTTTTCTAGCCACAAGAGTAAGACTGACTGGGGAAAAACTTGGCAGTCGTTAACAATGGAGTAATATGTATACAGACCAAATGAGAAGAGCGTTCAGATCATTGCACTGCCCCAAGGGGTTTTCTTTACAGATCATTGACAATGATAGTTTCATTACTGTAAAAGCAAAAGAAAAAGACTTTATGTCTTTAGAAACAGTTGAACTTAAAAAGCAGGCTGTAGAGTATATGATCCGTGTTAAAAAAGCACTAGAAGATAATGGAGCGATTGTTCTATTAGTAAGAGAGGGTGGAAAAGAACTATGATTGAGTTAATTTTTATATGTATCTTGTCTTCTTTAACCTTGCTTTTCTTATCCCTATATGTTCTACAAAAAAGGGCTAACAAGGCTCTTATCGCTAAAACTTTAGAGGCTTTGTTGATGCAGCAATTAACCAGTAATATAAACAAAACAGACAAAGATCAGTCTAATGAGGATTTTTTGAAATTTGTTTCAGATTCTCGTGATTGGGCATACCAATATATAGAAGAGGTTCAAAAAGGATTAGATAATTTTATTACTGATATTGAGCCTGAGATATCCTACTTTGATGAATATGGGGTGGTCGGATCAGCCTACCCACACTACCACTCAATGAAGAAAATTTCAGGAGCATATAAAGAATTAAAGAAACTACTGCCAGAAGATTATGGTAGAATAGATACATGATTAAAAGTCCTTCAGAAAAAGATGAGATATATTTAGCAAATGTTGCAAAAATAGGAAACTCTACAGACAATATACAGTATATAGAAAAAGTTTTGTCCGAAGAAGAGCACACAAATCTTCTTAATTACGTAAAAAATGCCAGATCTTGGGAAAAGCAACCATGGGAAGCCATAACTATTGAATCAGAAAGTTTGCCTGAAGAAATTCTCACAACACTAAATAAAGTATTTCAACTTGTTTATAAAAAGTCTGTAGAACTTTATAATGTGGATATTAATCCTTTTCATAAGTCTGCAATACATCTGGTTAAGTTTGTAAAGGGTTTTTCTTTAGATCCTCATGTGGACACCCTTTCGTCTGAGGGTAATCATATTGCTTCAGTATATTATATTAACGACGACTATACTGGTGGAGAAATCAACTTCCCAGACCATAAGTTACAAATTAAACCAAAACCTAATAGTTTAATAATTTTCCCTGGAAATGAAAATTATTTGCACGAAGTGCTTGAAATTGTAGACAATGACAGATATAGTTCAGCCATGTGGTTTCAATTTACTGGCTCCAGTTTTAACAAAAAAGCAGAATGGTATAATTAATATATGACAAATAAAAACTTAGGAAACTCTGTAGACAATATAAAAATCACAGAAAATGTTTTATCTAAAGAAGAGCATAAGCAACTACTTGACTATGCTATTAATATAGATTCTTGGAATGTTCAGCCTTGGGGAGTTCAAACATTTTCACCAGAAAAAATGCCAAAAGAAATTTCTAAAATTCTGGATAAGGTTTTTATGCTTGCTTATCAAAAATGTATAGACTCCTACAATGTAGAACTTTATTCTTTTGAAAATGAAAGAACGCCTTTAGTTAAATTTGAAAAAAATTATAAAATGAACGAGCATGCAGATACCGCAGGAGATTTTGCAGTTATATACTATCTTAACGATGATTATGATGGAGGAGAAATAAACTTTATGGATCATAACCTAAAGATTAAGCCAAAGTCTAACAGTTTTATTACCTTCCCTAGCAATTCAGACTACTGGCATGAGGTGCTTGAAAATACTTTAAAAGAAAGGTATTCTGCTACTCAATGGTTTAAGTATGCTGGATCCAGTGTGCAAAGACCAGCACTAGGTTTAGTCAGATGATAACTTTTAAGTCATACGAAGATCTAGAGCACATTGCTTTTTATTATTGTCATGTGCTAGATTGTAAACTTGAAGCAGAAAAATTATATGCAACCGAAACACAGATTAGAGATGTCTGTATAAATCATTATACAGAACTAACAAAGTAATATCCTAGGAGGAAAAAATGAACGAACAAATCAAAGCAGTACTAGCGTCATATGGAAGATCAGTTCTTGGTGCAGCAACAGCGTTGTATGCATCTGGAGTAACAGATCCACAGACACTTGCATACTCATTACTTGGTGCGCTTGTACCAGTTGTATTGAGAGCAGCCAACCCTTCAGACACAGCATTCGGAAGAATGCCTTCAGTTGAAGAGGTTGATAAGGCAGTTAAGTCTGCAAAGGTTGTTAAGAAGACCGCAAAGAAGGCTCCTGTAAAGAAGTCATCAGGTGGCGGAAGAACAAATAGCCAAGTAAAGTAATTTTGCTATAGACTAGCAGGCTTGTTATTTAGCAGGCCTGCTTTTCTATTTCATTACGAGTTTCTTTTAATATATATATCATGAAACCCAAGATTATGCAAAACTAATGCATCAACAGACCAGTTTGTATTAAAGTGTAAAAATTCATTTACGCTTTGGTATATACCGACATGGCCTTCATACATTAGACTATCATAATTTATATAAGAGGTTAATCCTATAACCCCACCAACATTAACTAATTTTGCTGAATCTGATATTAGTTTTCTTGTCATAAGTCTTTCTCTTCCGATGTCTAAAAGTATAAGGTCATACCTTTTATTTAAAATAGGAAGCACATCTATCGCATCTCCCTTTATAGTATTTACATTGGGGTAGTGAGAAAATTTATTTTTTATATGTTCTTCGTGAGTTATTGACTTATCTTCTGGAGCGTTGCCACCTGGGTGTAAAACTCCAGGAGCGTTATTGTACCAATCTAAAAGATCTGCACTTGTAGCATTTGTCTGGCCTATAAAAATATCAGCAGAGTTACCCCATCCAACACCAACTTCTAAATATACTATATTTTTATTTAAAGTTTTTGCGTATTCATATTTTGAAGTAAAGATTCTCGCATTATTTAGTTGATTTTGAGATATAGGTCTTGCTATTTCTATTTCATTATACCCATATTCTTTTTCTTCATGATACTCTAATGGACCCTTTATAACTTTGTGACTATTCATATTTTAATTATACCATATGGGGATATGCTATAATTTAAGTATGACCAAAATAACAAAGAATGACCTAATATTGGCAACAGAACAAAAAAGAATTCATGTATCAAGAAATTTTCTTACAAAGACTCCTTCTTGGTCAGACATATCAGATATATATGATTTAGATAAAAAGGTAGTGCATATGTCTTTTGGATCATTTCAGGCACAAGAAAAAGAAATTATATTCTATTATTACAAAGATATACTCCATAGAATCAATGAAGTTTATAAAGGGTACTTTCTTTTTGGTATGGTAATAGTGCATTTTATAAATAGAAATAATAATATTATTGGTGATCCCGATTGTTTAAGTTTGTTTAACAGGTTTCGTGAAAACAACCCTAAAAAAATTCCAGATAATATTACTATTAAAGATCATGGGATAGATGGAGATTTTTGGAATCCTAAAGTACACTTTGATAGAGAAAACAGGTTCTTTGTACAAGGTGGTGGACAAAGCCTATGGAGACTTTTTGATGATTCAGAAAATTTGATTGATGCAATTATCTTAAACCCAGGTGACCTAGCATATATTCCAAAAGGTGTAAGGCACAGTGTTGAGTCTGTAGGTCCAAGACACTCAATAAGTATAGCCTTTTCTGATGAACCTGTGCTATAATATTAATACCTGCCCAAATGGGGGGTAAATTAACTTATTCGCTTGAAAGGGGAATAACATGGTAAAAACAGCACTGGATCTTTTTAATGATCCTTTTTTCAACACCTTCTCAAATTTTCAGAAGGTAACAACAACAACAAACTATCCACCTTATAACCAGATTAAACTAAATGATAAAGAATATATTCTTTCATTTGCTTTGGCTGGATTCTCTAAGGATGATGTCTCAGTATCGCTAGACAATCGCAAACTTACAATCAAGGGCGAAAAGCAGGATGCTGAGTTACCAGAGGGTGCAGAGTATCTACACAAGGGAATTGCTGCTCGCAAGTTTACAGATATCTTTACCCTTCCTGAGTTCGTTGAAGTTATTGGGGCTGAATTTAAAGATGGTATCTTAGATGTCAAACTTGAAAAGCAGATCCCAGAAGACAAACTTCCAAAGACTATTGAAATTCAGTAGTATAATGGATAACATTCCGTCATGATACATGCAGTTGCTTTTAGCAACCTTATTGCTGAGTACGGATAAGCCAGGGTCGCACCCTGGGAGACCTGAGCAAGTCTATAAACTGCTCCATTGACATGCTACAATATAATTGTCCCACACAGGACCTTAGTGATGGATTAGTTACCCATTGGATAGAGACCGTGGCGCAAGTCAGGTGAATTGCCTGTGTGGGACCTAATATTTTGCGGTATAATAATAACAATGACTGACAAAGAGTTAGACCATTATAATAAGCAGCAGTATAAGAAGATGCTTGCTAAGATAAAAGAGGATTCTGGCTGTGTGGACTGTGGTGTTGGTAACCACATAATCCTAGACTTTGATCACATAAGAGATAAGAAGTACAATATATCCAGAATGATACACGATGGTTTTTCATGGAAGGCTATTAAAAAAGAGATTGAAAAGTGTGAGGTGGTTTGTGCTAACTGCCACAGGATAAGGACACATTATCGTTTAAATGGCTAAGAGTATGCTATAATTTTTACATGACACTAATTACAAAAGAAGACCTGATCTCTGCTACGAAACAAAGAAGACTGCATGTTGTAGAAAATTTTTATAAAGATTTTCCTTCCTGGAAAGATATAGATGGTTTTTATGATAGTGCAAAAGAAACTGGAACTATAGACTATAACTCTTTTGGCACTATGGTTATTGAAAAGGATACAAGAGTTTTAGAATATTACAAAAAAGCAGTAGCAGATATTTCTTTGTATCATAATGGACATGTAATTTTTTCAATGATGATCATTCATTTCATAAATAGAAACAGGAATACGATGGCAGATAAGAATCTAGCCAACCTTTTTTCAAAATTTGTTAAAGATAATTCTAAAAAGATTCCAAAAGAACTTACAGTTCATGATTATGGGGTGGACGGATGGCCAACTGAGTCTTGGGATCCTGAAGTTCACTCAGACCAGCAAGACAGATTTTTTATTCAGGGTAGCGGACAAAGTCTGTGGAAAATTTTTCATGAAAATAAAGATTTAAACTATGAAGTATTATTAAGTGAAGGAGATGCAGCCTATATACCAAAAGGGGTTGTCCATAGTGTTGAGTCCATGTGCCCAAGACATTCTGTAAGCATAGCCTTTTCTGACGACCCAGAGATTGCCCAGGCTTAGTTTTAAGGCATGCTATAATAGTTATATGCTAAAAGAAGGCGACTTTGTCATGGGATCAACCTCTGAGGGGGTTGTACATGGTGTTATAGAGCACATCATGAACGAAGGTGGGATACTTGGTACCCCTGGATCAGAATATTCCTTAGTCTCAATGCCACCAGAAAATCCAGCAATGTCAGTCAGAATACATAAAGAAGAAAACGGTACATGGAAGCCAACAGCATACAGTATTGGCATGATGTACAAGGATGCTGAAAAAGCAGATATGGATAATCACACAATGGATTCAGAAACAGCAATGGCAATGTACGATTCACAGATGGGCAAGTCGTACAAGGAAGAAGAAGAAAAGATTAAAAAAGAATATGAGGGTTGTGGCTGTCCAATGTGTAAAGAACTAAATGTTGCATGCGAAGAATGCCCACAGTGTCAGGCTGGAGAAATGAAATCAGATTGTTGTGCTAATGTAAACAAGCAAGCACCTTGCTGGGATGGTTATGTACAGCGTGGTATGAAGCCAGGTGCAAATGGTAGACCAGTTCCTAATTGTGTGCCTGATGCAAAAGCAGATGATCTATTTGAAGATGATGACACAGTTGAATATGAAACAGATTCAGTATCAAAGGCTGAAGGCTACTCACCACCAGCAGGAGCAAGATCTGCTGCTCGTAGAGCAATTAAGTTTAAAGAAGATGGTAAAGCAACTGGTGCAGGAACTGCAGTTGGTTGGACTCGTGCAGGGCAGTTAGCAAGAGGAGAAACTATTTCTCTTAGTACTGTCAAGAGAATGTATTCATACTTCTCACGCCATGAGGTAGATAAGAAGGGCAAGGACTGGGGTAACTCAGCAAATCCTTCTAACGGTTACATCATGTGGTTAGCATGGGGTGGAGACGCAGGTTTCTCGTGGTCGAGAGGAATCGTTAATCGTGAAAAAGATAAGGCTTTGTTTGCTGATTTTGGCAAGGACTACACAAAGGTACAAACAGAAAGACACTCACTATAATGCCAAAGAAAAAAGCAACAGCGTTTAATCCTATTCAGATTAAAGATGGATGGATTGTTAGACTGTATAAAGATGGTAGAGTTAAGTCTAAGATAGCACCATACGAACCAAAGAATCCTAAAAAGTAGAGTACCCCTTAAATAATTCTGCTACGTGGTGTTGAAAATGAATTCCAGGATGTGGTGAGAAATTAAGTATTTTATCATAACTATAAACAACATCAGAACCTTGTTCCCAAGAAGGATGATCAACAAGTTTAGAATTATGTGATAAATTACAAAAACTAGTTGGAAATTTGCCATCGTCTGTGTGATAGTTATCAAACTCATCATCAGCAAACTTTATATAATTTTTTAGTTTAAAATTAGGAATTTTAACTAAAACATCCATTAACGCAGAACTTGCATTGTCCCATGTTGACCAATAAAAGTCTATTCCATGTGAATAACAAAAATTTTGTATTAGTGATATTGATTCAATAGAGTCAGATATCAACTGATGTGGTGAAAAAACATTTTCCATGTAAGGTAAACTTTTTTCTTTTGAATTAAAAAAAAGAGAATAATTTTGTTTTTTAAAAAACATTTCTTTTCTAGTACGATTATAAACGATCAAAGGTTTAAAAGAAATCTGCCGATCCCTTTCTTCTTGTTTCCTTGGATCTATACTTTTGGTGTTATAATAAAAATCTGCATCTGATATTAAACTAGTTCTAAAAAATGGAGGAAATAGCGCAAAAATAGTTTTTGGTTTATTATATTTTGAAACATATTTAACTATTAATTCAGATGCTTGTCTTATTGTAATACCAGGAACCCCTAAATTCAAAACATCTTGGTTTATTTCTGAACTTAAAATACTTGGCCAAGTTCCGCTTTCTGGCACCCCAACACCAAAGGTGTAAGAACATCCTACAGCAATAATTTTAGCATCTTTTTTTAAGTTACCACGAAATCCCAACTCATTAATTGTATAATCATTGACTTCGTCGACTTGATTTACAGGACTATAAAATCCTTTAAGATCAAATGGGTTGTCCTGGTTTGGTAAAAAACAAGAGAGTTGTTGTGTGTCTGTAAAATTATTAAGTATGTAATTACTTTTTTGATAATTTTCATAAACATTTAAAATATTTTTATTCGATAAATCCATTTTATAATTATATCATCTTGTTGTGTACCCCTGGCAAGAATCGAACTTGCGACGCATGGCTTAGAAGTCCATCGTTCTGTCCACTGAACTACAGAGGTATGGAGCGAGTGACCAGAATCGAACTGGCACTACCAACTTGGAAGGATGGTGCACTACCATTATGCAACACTCGCTTTGTACACCAGGTAGGACTTGAACCTACGAATAGCCGAATTATGAGTTCGGTGCCTTAACCAACTTGGCTACTGGTGCTAGTCCTTATGATATGAGTATGCCAAAAAGTGTTCCTATGACAAAGGAGCCAAGGGCAACGGTTGAGTAGTAATATCTCTTCATATGCTCTTTGATAATGTAACGCTTTAGATCTTTTGATATTTCTTTTAAGTCGTCAGGATAAACCATCGAACACAACCTTTCTATCGATTAATTACTGATAAGGCCCCAGAGATTATCTGCTGTCTAATAAATTCTTGCCTGCGTTCAAACTTTGACAGATGCGTCTTGTCTTGTATTCTTTTCTTATTTTTATTTGCTCTTTTGATCTTGTGTTGAGATACTTTATTGTTTGATTTTTTCATTTTGATCCCTGATCTTCTGCTACATTGTCACATGGACAAATAATTGATTCTGGAAGTTCGTGCACTCTTGTTATGATCGTAATCATTGTTTCACAAGAAGAACACTTGTAAATCTTTTTTACTCTTTTATTCATAGTCTAATCATACCATTCTCTGTGGTGGAAGTCAATTCTTATTACCGTCCCAAGTTCCTATTTTTTTTGTAGGAATGTCGTGGTCTTCCCACAACCTTATCACATTAGGATTATCATCAACAGCATAGGTAACATCCCATAGTTTATTTATATTATCAAGCATGTCTTTCTTTGCTTCGTAATCTGGTCTATTGTCATCGTCTGCCCTCATAAACAACCCATGAGATCTAATGTTATTCTTAGCAAGCCACATAGACGTCAGCCCACGATACTTTTCTTTACGAGATGTGACAACCAGGATAGAGTGTCCATCACTAACAGAATTATTTAGCATCTCAACAACCTCTACATTTGGCAGGGCATCTATAGAAGCCTCATGAAAGGCGTTGTAGTCCCTATTAGAGCCACGAACATAGTGCAGGTATGGATCTACATTGGCTAGGGTTCCATCTACATCATATATGTGTGCTGTTGGTTTCATTTTTTAAGTATACCTTAGATTTTTAGATTTGTCAAATAAAGGTTTGTTGATTTTATTTATCTTTATCATTATATAAATTGTAAAAAAAATCTGCAATGTGCTCTTGAATGTGTATCCCTGGGTGAGTATTTTTAAATGTTTTTTCTCCATTTATAAAAGCATAATCAGAACCTATATTCCAAGATGGATGATTTTTAAACTCGTGTTCATGGGTATGAGGACTACAAACAGAGTCTACTAGTTCACCAAGGCCCTTATTATAATATAGGCTAGGAGAGTATAAAGATGTAAAATTTTTTAATTTAAAATTTTCCATTTTGCTTAATTCGTCTAAAATATAAGAACTTGGTGAGTGCCAAGTTGTCCAATATAGTTTTATGTTGTTTGATAAACAAAATGATTCTAAAATATAGATAAGGTTTAAGGAATTTAGAATTAATTGATGTGGAGAAGTATAATCTTCTATATATTTTTGATTTTCTACTTCCATAAAAAATGATCTATTATCTTTAACTATAGTTGGGTTAGAGTATATATATTCTAGGCTATCTCTTGTTCCCATGTCTCCTCTATTGACTTTTGATTTATAAAATTCTTTATCTACTACAACCATACTTCTAAAAAAATCTGGCATTAAACAAAAAATTTCTTTTGGCATTTTGTTGGTCATACAATATTGAATAATATTAGTACAAATGCTTTCTACTGAGGCTCCAGGACTGCCCAAGTTTGTGACACTTTTGTTAATTTTTTTTCCTAGTAATTCTGTCCACATTCCGAATTCTGGAACACCAAGACCAAAGGTTATGGAGCAACCAGATGCAAAGATTTCTGAATCTTCATCAATCTTTCCTCTGCAACCAATAGAATTTGTTTCATATGTATTGACTTCATCAATTGTTTCCACAACATTGTCTTTAAAATTACGCTGAGAACTCACAATATCTTTACGAAATGGCTTATGCAGCCCAACCTCTTTTGTATTTGAAAAAAACTTTTTTAAATACCAACTGTTTTCGTAATTTGATTTATAAAAACTTAAAATATCTCTTGTTAAAAATTTCATAATTAATTATATCATAAAAAGAAAAATTTGGTATAAGTCCTTGTCAGTCTTGATTTACCTTGTATGTCATAATAAAATAGCATGCCACATAGCCAGCAATAAATGCTGGGACTAAAAAAAATAAACTAATCATTCGAAATCCACCTGCCTCTCAAAAATAGTAGTCATATAATTATCTTCTCCCCTTGCAATCTTTGCTGCCTCTATACGCATACCTAAAGCATTTGTAACTGATGGTTCAATAGGTATGGCCTCTATAGCCCTTGCAATTTCTTCTCGCAAGATCATATCGTCTATACTCATTCTTTATCCTCCCAATATGCTTTCCCAAACTCATCATAGTCATCCCAGCCAGAGTCAGACATGTCAATCTTAATCTTATCTAACTCTTCTTTCCAAGACTTCATATCTATGGTGTAATAAGTTCCCCACCACTCGTAAGGCTTATTAAGGTACTTCCACATAAATGCGTGGTATTTATAGAGAAAACCATACTCTTCATCTTCATCCATATTAACACACTTAACAATATGGTTGCCAGCAAACTCTCCACATATATTTCCTATCCATCGTAATGGAAGTATTTTAGTTCTTTCTGTCTTGGTTGAATGATTTATCATCTTTTTCCCACACCTTCTTTCCATCCTTATAAACTGGCCAATAGCCCAATGCTCTCCAGTCCATCTTCGTAATCTTAGGCTCTCTTGGCATTTACACACCAGACCTTTCCATCCGACATTGTTTGGTGAGAATTCCAAAACCATTCTGATTCTTTAGATAGTCCACAGACATTGCATGTCATTGTCTATGCCGTTTCTTATTTCCAAACCTAGACTTAACTTCAGCCTTAGCCTGATTTACAATGGCGTTCGTAATGTCTTCAACACTAAACTCTTGATCGAAGTTTTGTTCAGTATCCATTAAGGCACTCGTTTCTTGTGTGGTATAGGCGTATCTTAGTTAAAATTTTGCGGGATGGAGCAAACAACTCTTCCTTACAACATCCACACTTCATATACCATTCTTTAGAAAAGAAATCATACACAGCACCCTTAGCGTTAGCATACTTCTTGGCGACAAAGGTTTGAAATGGATCGGGTATATCGTAATGTCTAGGCATCTCGTCTCCAGTGTAGGTAAGATCTAATATAAACAGCACCGTAGGCTACTGCTGCAAAGATAAACCCGTATTGGTCTGTTACTAAAGCATAGGCTATCCACAAGCACTCATTGAACAATAGTACGAACCATCCCCATAGAGTCTTGCGACCTACAAAGTAAATACCAGATACGCCAATGCAGGCAAGCACCCAGTGTGCGTAATCAGCAATCCATTGAATCATATATTTAGTATATCCTAAACTGAGCAAAAAGTCAAACTATTGTATTATTTTGACTATATCGGCTATAAAAAAAATCTGCCACATGCTGATGAAAATGAATTCCTGGGTGATATTCTTTTGGCGCTTTTTTATAATTTATAACAGAATAGTCAGATCCTTTTGACCAGCACAAATGATCCTTAAATTCAGATTCGTGAAATAAATCACAATGTTTCTCTATATTATCTCTAAAACTATCTGATTTGCTAAACATTATAAAAGGTAAAAAATTTTTTAATTTGAAGTCTTTTAACTTTACTAATTCTTCCATAATTAAAGAACTCGGCCTATGCCAAGTTGTCCAATATAATTTTATATTATTTGATAAACAAAATGATTCTAAGATATAAATATCATCTATAGCATCTAAAATTAATTGGTGTGGGGAAGTCGAGTCTTCTATATATTTTTGATCTTTTATTTGCATAAAAATATGATTTTCATAATACATAAGGCTAGGACTACAGTAGGTTAGTTCTAAAATCTCAGACTCTTTAAGGTCTCCTCTATTGACTTTTGATTTATAAAATTCTTTATCTACTACAACCATACTTCTAAAAAAATCTGGCATTAAACAAAAAATTTCTTTTGGCATTTTGTTATTCATACAATATCGAATAGTATTATGACAAATAGTTCGTACGGATGCTCCAGGGTTTCCTAGATTCATAACATTCTTATTGATTTTATCATTTAAAATGTTCGTCCATCTTCCATTTTCTGGAACACCAATACCAAAAGTTATAGAGCAACCAGAGGCTAAAAAATCTGCATCTTTATAAACTTCTCCACGAAGACCAATTTCATTGATTTCATATGTGTTGTCCTCATCAACTGTAGATATAAAAGCATTTTCGTTTGATTTATTATCAACAACTCCCACCTGATATGAATCATATCGTCCCACATGGCCCGTACCTGTAAAATATTTATTTAGGTATCTACTATTTTTGCTGTTATTTTTATAAAAATGTAGAATGTCTTCTGTTAAATACATCTTAGAACTCTGTCACAGATCAATTCTTTTTGATAATAGTTTTGTATATGGACCATAACAATCCTCTATATCATTTATATCAAAATGCTTTTCATTATACTTTTGAGAGATTTTGCTTGATCTTAAATATGTGTTTTCTTTATTGTCTTCTGTTATAGGCACAGGGATGTCTAATGGATCTATATCAAAGTTAAGATCACTGCAAATCCTTGATAATACTTTCTCTGGAAATTCTACCAGATCTTCATACTTAATAACAATGTCTGCATTTTTATATAAAAAGTTACACATATCCCGATACTCGTTATTGTATCTTTTGCTATAATCTTCATCTGGGTGATAATGCTTTCTCATGGTCACATGAGAGTGAATAGATTCAAAAGGATCTCGTACAACAGTTATAATAAACCTATCAGGCTTCTCTGGAATATGAAAATATTTTATATCTTTCCTACAGTTATTTAGTAGCAAATTTGACAGGTAGTTTGCCCCAGATCTAGGATATGTAACAATTACTATATTTGACATATTATGATATAAGACCCATAGAGAGATGATCTAAACAAACATCTGCAACAATATAGTCAGAGTGATCTACAACTATGTCGTAATGAGTTGCATCTTTATTGCAAAAAAAACACTTAGATTTTTCCATTTAATAATTATACCATTAAACAAAATCAAACCATATTGGCATAATGTATCTTGAGCCATTTGCTGGGCCAACATGGTACCAATAATGAGGATTCCCAGGGAATAGAATTAGATCACCAGCCTTTGGCTTAAGGGATAGTCCTTGATTAAAAAATGACAAACCACCACCATCGTAGTCATCATTCAAATAAACCCATCCTGCTAAATGGTTTGAGTCTTTATGACCCATATCATCTATTGGAATAGTTTGACTATTATTATGAACCCATTGAGCAAAACGAGAATTTCTTGGTTTTAGTTTTACATTAAATTCTTTTTCTACGATAGACTGAATACCAGGGATATATCTTTCTGAATACCTGAGTGAATCGTAATATAATAAAGACAGTGTAGGATTTCCAGAATCGTCTGGTTGCAAGGGACGATTATTACTTGTCTCTGTATTATTTATAAGTCCTATAATATGGTCACATTCTTCTTTGCTTAAATAATTATTAAATACTTTTACATTTCTAGGATCACTTCCGATATTATTAAAGTTTTGTACCGTTAGGTCAGAGTAACCTATTACATTTCCTTCAGGCACTACAATATCATTAAAGTTTTTTACCATATCTAGCAACTTGCTAATATCTTCTTGATCAGTATGAATCATAAAGTCATAAATGCCAAACTTCTCAGACAGGTTTCTTATTTGTGCAACAACATCGACTAACTTTCCTTTTATTAAGTGGTTTTGTTGTCTAACTGGTGCATTCTTGTCATACTTAACATGCTTTTCATCGTCTGGATGGGTAGTAATAAGTGGGTCAATAATGACTATTGGCTTTACCTTATCCAGATCAATCTTTTTAAACTGGTCCTTAAACAATAGGTTGTCATCAACATATATATATTCGCAATGTTTGTTTGCTATACCAATTGTTGTATCTGAAGAGCCAACAACTGCCATGTGGGTTTTGTGCTCATGGGCACTCATTAAATTCATAAATTTGTCCATCCAAACTGCAGAGATGGCAACCCTTTTTGCAAGAGTGTCAATAAGTGAAGGGTCGTGCATATAGTGGTCTATAACTATCTTCTCAGACTTGTCGTTTCCTTCATCACCCCATCTTCCAGAAACTAGGTTTACGCCAATTCTTCCAGGTGCAAACTTATTTAACGTGTCAACAATCTTAGCAGCATAGTCAGGACTTGTTCCATATGCTGGCAGGGCAATTGTCATAATCAGTTGATTTGTTTTTTGTAATGCTTCTTGTATAACTAATGAAAAATCAATACCTCCTGGGCCATAGGGAAGTAAAACAGATTTAACGTTAGCACCATCTAGTTCTTGTGCCATAGAAAGAATTCCCTTAAGGTCTAGGTTCTCAATGCTATCGTTTATCTGCCAGTGTCTTCTCCACATCCAGTGAAATGTTATAGGCTTATTGGTATTATCCATTTTTTATTACTCTTCCCTTTGTTTTAAACCAAGAACCTATCTTAGCCTTTGCAACTTTGCTTCTTAAAAGTTCTCCAAATGTTTCATGAGATACGTCTGATCCAAGATATTCTTGTCCTGTTTCAAGGTCAATCAACTTCCACTTACCTGGTGCTTTTGTATGCAAAATTAAATCAATTGGATAATCGTAATCATTGACCTCAGAACCATCTAGAAGTTTTCTTTTTTTCATGTCATCTGTCATTTTAAACTACCGTAAACCAAATAGGCAGAGTGTATCTATCACCAGATAAAACCTCTTTAACTTCATGAGCGTAGTGCATATTCCCAGGGAATACGACTAAGTCACCAGTCTTTGGCTTAATACAAACATCATGTGTTTCAAACTTAATCTCTCCACCCTCATAGTTATCATTTAAATAAATAATAATTGGTAAGTGGTTTTCTGTTACATATCCAAGGTCATCCACATGTGTGTTTAAGTAAGATCCAGTCTCCCAGTGAACAACGCCCAAGAATTCTTCTTTTTCTGCTATCTCAATATCTTCTAAGTTGTATGCTTTTTTTATTTCATCTTTAACTCTGCCTATAAGATTGGACTTATCTGGCAGACCATCATACTTACGCATGTAGGTTAATGGCTCTCCATTAGGACCTTTTTGAGAAACAAAACGGTGAGAGTGTCTATCTTCTAGACCATCCATAAGATAAGATATTTCTTCTTGTGTTAAAAAATTAGGAATAGTTATAATGTTTTCTGCAGAGTTTCCTAATTTATTTAAAAATTTGTGATATGACTCAGTTCTTTCGATTGAGTCAGGATTATTTCCTACTGGCTTGTTGTTGATGGCATATGACATATAACTATTATACCATCAATCAGATATGCAGATATTACAGACAAATGGTTCGTCGCTTGTCTGAGGGTATAGTTCGTCGCATTGAGTACAGGCTATCCTGTAGGCCATAAATTTGCTATATGATGAATCCAGTTTATTCACGGATATATTTTATCATATACTCTTTAAAGTTCGGCGCAAAATAGAAGTTCTACACCTCCCTATGCCCTATACGGGCACTATGGTTTACAATCCTTCATATGCTTGTATAGACTTTCGTGAGCAAAACCTTTTCTAAAATCCCACTCTTTCTTGCAGACAGGACAGACTATAGTTCTACTCATCTATCCCCTTTTCCCAGATTAATCCACATTTAGTACACATAATTCCTGGCTCTCGCATATACCAGGTATGGCTACATTTTTCCATTTACTTCCAAACAAATGTTAGGATTGTTTCAGCAAACTCTGGATGATTCTTAGCCAACTTATTAAGTTCGGCATTATACTTTCTTTTGCTTCCATAGTTTCTGGCTCGCTCAAGATTTTTAAGTATGCTGGCTGCCTCTGGACCAAGGTTGACTTTTTCTGGTTTTACAAATGATCTTTGGGCTAAAGCCCCTGCTCTAGATGACTTCATATCTAAATCATATCAGAAATTGCGGGGGAAGTCAAGTATAATAGACTAATGACCCTATTATATATACTATACAGTCCTGTGTATAAGGCTGTCAAAATAGGTATATCAGATGTAAGCGGAAGAAGGTTTGCAAGCCATAGGACCAAAGGTTGGATATTGATTAAGTATTGGTGGTTTTCCGAACGGGATAAAGCAAGATCAGTAGAAACCCTAGTAGTAAGAACACTCACCAATAAGCATGGACACTATCTAACTAAGGCAGATATGCCACAAGGGGGTTATACGGAGACATTTGATGCATCTAAGATAACTCGAAGAGGTTTGATCCATATGGTCAATAGGGCTATAAAGGAGTGTTCGTAATCTTTATTTGCCGTGGTTTTATCCACCCATACGGATTTGTTGTAGATAGGCCATATAGTTTAGAAAGATGAATAGGCCAAGCATCATAATGAGAAAAGGTTTCATGGTTTAATTATAGCAGTTAGATAGCCTTAGTCAAGAACTTATGGTAAATCTGATATGTCCTTGTAAGGTCTTGTTGTTCGACTATTTTTCTTATTCTGTCGTACTCTTTGAAATTTTTACTAGATGCTAAATAATTCCTATGTGGCATGTCTGTGACATTGCTCTTGTATCTGGGTTCAATTATCTCAAGTGACATTTTTTCTGCTATCTTTGTTATTGTTTCAAGTGGTGAATCTGTCAAAGACTCATACTTTACTATAATATCAAATCTGTCAACGAGGGCTATATCATTTTGACCAAACCAGTCACCAAAGCAGTACTTCTCTGGTTCGGCTAGAAACCTCTCAAGACTTCCCTCATAGTATAGAGCGTCCATAGCCACATAAGAGGATATAAAGTCTACTGGGTCTCTTACTATCGTTATCATTTTGTTATCTTGTAGATGATGATATTTCTTGACATATACCCCTGTGTGCTGCTCAATTCTATCTTGAAGATAGTGAGAGCCTGTCCTAGGAACTGTTACCAGAGAATACTCTGAAGTTGGATTCTTAACCTTTGTGTTTGGCTTATATTCCATATGTCTATAATAGCATATCCTGTGCTATACTTTTTATGTGAAAATCTTTGACAATGGGCTAAGTAAAGAGTTATGTTCAGATATATTTGATTGGGCTACATCCTACTATTATGGAGTCAAGGATTTACATCCCCTTGGATTTCCAAACCCTATCACCACAAAGACCAATGCCTCTTGGGATCCTCAAATTGTCAAAGACAGTTCTCCAGTGATAATCTATTTTCCACCTGATGAGATTATTCAAAAAATAAAAGAAGAGTTTATAGAGTTAAATGTTGCTAGTGCAGATGAGGCTTTGCAGATAATGGTTTACTTATGGACTCCAGGATCATACATACCATTGCATAGTGATGGCTTTGCTCAAACAGATAGGAAGGTGTTTACATCTTATGTTAACCCTCAATGGTCACTTGAGGATGGTGGAACCTTTAACTATTTGGATAAGGATGCCAAAGAGTGGAAAGTGTTAGTTCCTTCTCAGGGATTGTTAGTCTATAACGACAATAATGAACAACACTATACAACCCCTGTGAACAAGGGAAGGCTTCGGATCTCCCTTCAAATATTTACAAGAACATAGTTATCCACAGGTTCTTAGCCTTTACTTAATGAGTTATCCACAAGTTATCCACAGATTAATCTTACTGATTATATTATTAGACAGTCTAGAAGTGGAGTAAAGTGGAGGATAGTGGAGTATAGAGCCCTTTTATAGATGGCGTCGTAATCTCACTGGGGCCAAACCTCACATCTCCAAACCTTCAAACCTCATACCACATATGCTCGATATTGTCAAACCTCATATCCCATTGTAAGGTTTGGGCATTATACATGCAAAACCTTGGTTTGTCAAGTCCTTGTATGCATGATTTTGCCCATAAAAAATCTCCCAAAACCAGGGAGAAATTTGCCACAATCGTAATCTTATTTTGAAAAACCTTTATCAAATATTTAAGAAACCAGGATAAAAGGTTTGTTATTCTATAGGGGTTATTTGTTATGGGGTTTGGTCTTGATCCCCTGGGATTTCGCCATCGGCGAAGGTGCCACTAACAGGATTATCAGTCATCGTTTGATTATAAACATTGCCCAATTGCTTGCCAATCTGATTTGCGTTTAGTCCCTCCAAAAAATCGGGGGTAAATGAAAAGAAAGGAGACAAACCAATTTTATGGGTAATAGATACAAAACCATTCCACATAGAATCGGAGAATGCTTGATATCCTTTAGGATCATTCTTAGCATATGCAGCAAAGTGTCTTGGGGTCATAGATATATTATACACCTGATATGAAGGTTTGACATATAAAGGTTTGTATGGTATAAGCCAGGTTTGGGGAAAAGATTTGCTTCATCGTAATATGTCCAGGTTTGGGGAAAAATTTTTGATCGTTCGTAATGATGTTTTGAAAAACCTAGATGTCTGGTTTGTCCGATATGTCTGGTGGGCGCCCCCGCAGGGGCCAGATTACTCTAGCGTGTTTTTCTTTTGGTATGCTAGTTCTAGAACTGTGTCTAGGTTAATGGTAGGCAATAGGTCTACCTCTTGCTCTGTAACATCAATTAGTTTAAACAACATCTGAATGGTTTCATCAACATAGTCCTCACCTAGTGGTGTTAGAGCAGGTACCAAACCTTCTGCCACTACATAGGACAATGGCAAACCAATGTCGTTGTATTCCATAAATACGGAGAAGTTGTCATCCTCTCGATAGTCAATCCATAGTTGACCTAACATGCCTGTCTTATCTGCGTAGTCCATTTGCGGGTCCTTTCATCTCTAACATAAGTTTATCATACTCTTCCATAGATGTCAAACTCAAAACCTCTAGTCTGTGGTAGTTAATCAAGGGTAGGTTTCTTACCATGTAGTATCCTACTCTTTCTAAGTCTACCGCAAAATCTTGGGTAAGGAGTCTGCCTAACTGCTCTGCCATACGGGTTTCTTTATTGTGCGTTGGTTTTCGTACTGAATAAGCCATAGGTATCTCCTCTGTTCTATTGTATCAAAAAGTAGGGGGAAGGGCAAGCCCCACGCCAGCCCCTCCCACCTTATTAATCTAGGGGACCCACTCCCTAGATCTGCTCAACTAAAACTTTAGGAATGTAGGCATTGATAAACATTTGCCAGTCAACCTGTAGTTCCTTGCCTGCCTCATAGATAGTTTCCTTGGCAACATCGATAACTACCGTCGTCTCACCTAGTTCAAAGTTGGTGCCCTTGATAGCATAAATTCCAAACCCTGTCTCTTCAAGCACGGAGTCTTGGATAAGATAACTAATCATCATACGGTTGAAGTAGGCATAGTCTTTCCACCTAGGCTTTGAATGCTGCAGGGCCATTGCTAGGTCCCGTTGCCATTCTGTCTCACCCCAGTGGCTATATAGAACTACGTGTGCTTCATCCTCGACGTCTTTAAATACAAAGTTAATACGTGCTCCCATTAGTTTTCTTCCTTCCAGGATACAATTGATAGTTGGCTTAATATTTCATTGCAGAGGTCCTCTTCATTATCTGATTCAGCCTCGTATCTAAATGTCATGTAATCACCAGTGGGTTCAAAGATGATTTCTACTTTGTATTCGTTCATTTGTTTGCTCCGATTCCTTTTGATGCTAGGTAGGTTTTCCAATTTTTACTAGTGATGTCAAACTCATCAGGAGTACGACACTCAGGACAAATGCCAAGTGCTATGTAGCCAGC